TAAATAATGTAGCGGTATGGAATGTTACTTTAACTCCTGCGGAAATTGTCGAGTTATATAATGGAGGAACGCCAACTAATTTAGCCGATTTTTCCGGTACTCCCCCACAAGCGTGGTACAGAATGGGCGATGGAGCCCTTTTTCCTAATATTCCCAACGTAGGAAATATAACATCTCCCGGTTTAAATATGGTTAATATGGCTCCTACTGATTTTGTTTCTGATGTTCCTTAAACTTACCAACTATGCCTATAAGAACTAATGTATTTACTTATGCTATAATTCCCATTGCGGATTTATCTAAAATAAACTTCAACGAAATAGTAACTACAAGTGCTGATACGATAAGAAAGAATTTAGCAGAGACGCAGTTTATAATAAAATATAGTGTTACTCCTATATTTATTACAGATGGAAGCGTAACTCCCGATAGTGTTTTAAATCATGCTGAGTGTTTAGAGCTTGTAGCTAGTGATACTTGGGTAGAACCAATTCCTAATCCATGAGAAATATAAAAGAAATTATAATCCACTGTTCTGCTACCCGCGAGGGGCAACATATAGATGCCGCCACAATTGATAAGTGGCACAAAGAGCGTGGATGGAGGATGATAGGATACCATTATGTAGTCTTGCTTGATGGAATCATAGAGTATGGTCGTCCTGTTAAAGATATTGGAGCCCATTGTAAAGGTCATAATTCTAAGTCGATTGGAATTTGTTATATTGGTGGAGTAGAACAAGATGGAACAACGCCAAAAGATACTCGCACATGCGAACAGAAAGAAGCTTTAAAATTATTAATTAGAGTCTTAAAGTTATTACATCCTGATGCAGAAGTTTATGGACATAGAGATTTTTCTTCAAAAGCATGTCCATCATTTGATGCAAAAACAGAATATCAGGGTATAGGCTCAAAAGAAAACTTATGATACTGATGAAATTATTAAAAGAATTGATTCTTAAAAAGAATCTTAAGAAAGTAGGAAGCACAGTTTTAAAAGTGGTAGACAATGCTGCATTAGGCGGAGCTATTACAAAAACGACGCAAGAGACTCAGGAGAGTCCTGCGGGAAGCATTCCTTATTTAGAAATTATATCCTCTTTAGTACCCGTGATATTATTAGTTGCGGTGTTAAGTGGCGTAATCACGATTGCGGAACTTAAAGAGTTGTTGAAATTATTTTAATATCTTTGTAATAAACTAATTAAATCTAATCAAATGAAAGTAGCAACAGAAGAACTTCAAACAATGAGAACATTACATTCGGAATTTAATAAAACTAAAATGGCGTTAGGCGAATTAGAGCTTCAAAAGCTCGACGTTATTAGGCATATTGGTTCAATTAAAGAAAAGTTTGGGGTAGAAGAAAAGAAATTAATTGAAAAATATGGGTCTGATTCTGTATTAAATATGGATACAGGCGAAATAACTAAGAAAGAAAATGGGAAAGATAAGTAATACTACCTCGTATCCGTTTGCAACTCCTGTAGACGATGATTATGTAATTGGAACTGATAACTCTACTCCTGATAAAGAAACCAAAAACTTTAAACTTGGAGATATCGCAGGACTAGACCCTGTGGATACATTACAAGAAGTGTTAAATGCCGGTAATACGGCTAATGCTCCTTTAATTGGCGTAGGGACATCTTCCATTATACTTCAAAATAATGGAGTTACTGAACTGCAATTAAACCCTGCGGGCGGTGGTGGAGTTGGGTCAGGAGACATTATAATGGCGGGAGACCTTACTACAAGTAACATTATTCTTAGTGGAAACATAACTGACAGTGTGGGGTCGCAAGGTCTTGCGGGCTATGTTCTTAAAAGCTTAGGCGCAGGACTTGGAACCCAATGGTTACCCGACGGCCAACCAAACTTAGCCGCCACAAAATTTTGGTATGGCAATGCTCTTAATCAACCCGTAGAGTCTAACAGTATTACTAATGATGAATCCGGAACGGGATTATTATCACTTGGTCAAATAGGTGGAGGGTTAACTCGTATTGATAATAACTTAATTGCAGATGTGAGAATGCCTGTAGGCGACGCCAACTTACAATATGGACTTCAAGCTTTAAATTCTATTGCGCTTGGAGATTTTAATACAGGCTTAGGAATTAGCGCACTAAATAATTTAGTTAGCGGAAATGACAATTGTGCAATTGGATATAGGTCTCAAGGGTCACAGACTAATGCAAGTCAAAATGTGTCGCTAGGAAATAGAACGTTGGGGGCTCTTAATATGCTTGACGGCAACACTGCGGTGGGGCATGCGGCATTAAGTATTATTGATGGAGACTTAAATACTGCCGCGGGTGGCTTGGCACTAAACCAATTAAGTAATTTATCTAAAGGAAATGTGGCGGTAGGATATGGAGCGGGTCAAAACTTAGTTGTAGATTCCTATAGTGTAATGATTGGTGTAGGAGCAAAAAGTGGAGCGCAAATTAGTGCAGACACAGTTGCGATTGGAAGAGATGCGATGAGAACTAATAGCGGCCCTTATACAATAGCGATAGGAAATTCTGCCGCACAAAACAATTCAGGGGGAGAAAACATTGCGATTGGGTGGCGGTCTTTAGGGGCTACGGCAACGGATAAGTCTATTGCGATTGGAACCCTTGCGATGCAAGGAGGAAATAATCAATGTATTGCTATTGGATACGAAAGCATGAATCAACCTACCGGGGAAAGAGCAGTAGCTATAGGATATACGTCTTTACAATCTCCGGGAATAGGCGATGACGTTATTGGTATTGGAACAGATGCATTTACAGGCCCCGTCGCCGTAGGAAGCGAAAGTGTAGGAATAGGATTTAGAGCGAGAATGGCGGCTCCGGGAGGATTTACAAGGTCAATAGCACTTGGTTCCGCAGCCACCGTACAGAGAGATACGGAGTTTGCTTTATCGCCTTATATCCGTCATATAAATATGGGAGGAGGGTTCGGTGCATTAATTGCAGCCGGTACAATCGTATATAACGATAATACGGCGGCTCTTGCAGCAGGATTGCTTCCCGGAGACATATATGTTATTGGAGCAACAGGAGTGCCACCACCGGGTGGAAGTCCCGCACCACTAGCAATGGTTTATTAAAATTAAATTAAATCTAATGGGGGATATTAGAAAAATCTCCATAGGGCCCGATTATAAATCAGGTGCTATGCATTATATTGTGGGACAAAAGGTATTAGGAGAACACGAAATTCATCTTATTCAACATGATGAGCGTGAAGACACTATAAAAATTTGGATTGAAAAAAGCAATGAAGTTTGCTTATGGAAAGAATTCAAAGCGACGATGCCTATTTCCATAGAATATAATATTAATTTTTAGAATGAACTTTGTTAAGTTCACTCTTATATGGATAAGTCAAAATCTTGCTATCCCCTTTTGGATGGTAGGTCATATTCATTTATCATTAAATGTATTTGAAGACATCCATGAAATAGGAGCCTCATTAGGAATGAATATTATTGTGTTTATAGGTTTTTTATTAGACTATAAACAAACACAAAAAAGTAAAAAAGAAAATTAATATGCAGTCTCCTTTTTATTTTATAATTAAACCGAATAAAGGCAAGCGATATGACAACACTAAAGATATTGCAGGAATGGACGTTATCACTAGCACCGATACTGAAGACCATCGTTTTGCCAATCGCTATGCACAGGTAATTGCTACACCGGTAGGTTATAAAGGAGAAATTAAAAAGGGAGATACCCTTTTAGTCCACCACAATGTATTTAAATATTATTATGATATGAGGGGGCGTGAACGCAGTGGTCGGAGTTATTTAAAAGATGATTTGTTTTTTGTAGATGAAGACCAATTTTTTCTTTATAAACGAAATGATAATTGGAGGGCCCATTCTAAATATTGTTTTATTGAACCCATAAAAGAGCAAGACTATTACTTAAGCAAGTTTACCAATGAAGAACCCTTAATGGGAAAGATTAGATTTATTAACGAAGAATTGTTAAATTTAGGTTTAAAAGTAGGCGATATTATATGCTATACTCCTGACGCTGATTATGAGTTTAATGTAGATGGAGAAAAGCTCTATAGAATGTTTACTAATAACATTGCAATTAAATTAAATGGAATTAACTGAGGTAAAATTAAAGATTATCGAAGCCGGCGAAAAAGCGGTGCAACATCTTATTAAGGTGGCTAAAGAAGATATTATTAAGCCTGACCCTGAAGATGATTTGGCTGCTGACCGACTAAAGAATGCAGCCGCTACGAAGAAGCTCTGTATTTTTGATGCGTTTGATATTCTTAATAGAATTGAAATAGAGCGCGAAAACATTAAGTTATCTATAAATGGGCGTAGTGATGTAGAAATAAAACAAGGATTTGCAGAACGAAGGTCAAAATAAACTTTATGGAGTAATCACTAATATTATTCCTAATGCGGTTCTTGCACGCAAAAATAAGAGCCGCACATGGACTTATGGGTATAATGAAAAATATGACATTGTTGTTATCTCTAAAGATGGTACTCTTGGAGAGATTTATAATATTAGCGGCTTAAATATAGGCTTGCCCGCAGCCCCCAAAAAGGTATCCTCAAGGATACTTTCTCATAAAGCCGAACAGTATTGGGAAAGAAAAGAAGAACCTAAGCCTTTACGTAAAATAAAAACCATCTTTCAATGGAATGAGATGCCAAGTGCCTTTAAGGCCCAATGGGTAGATTATATCGAGGAGGAGTTTAATAAACGTGAAGAAGGTTTTTGGTTTATGAACAATGGCGTTCCTACTTATCTTACGGGTTCCCATTATATGTATTTACAGTGGACGAAGATAGACGTTGGTTATCCCGATTTTAGAGAAGCCAATCGTCTATTTTTTATTTTTTGGGAAGCATGTAAGGCAGATGAGCGTAGCTTTGGAATGTGTTATCTTAAAATTAGACGGTCAGGATTTTCTTTTATGGGCTCTTCAGAAGCAGTTAATACGGCTACATTAGCAAAAGATTCACGAATCGGTGTATTATCTAAGACAGGAGCAGATGCAAAAAAGATGTTTACGGACAAAATAGTTCCCATATCAAGCAATTACCCTTTCTTTTTTAGTCCCATACAAGATGGTATGGACAAACCGAAAACAGAACTTGCGTATAGAATACCGGCGGCTAAAATTACCAAGCGTAATATGTATGATATCGCTCATGACGATTTAGATGGATTAGATACTACTATTGATTGGAAGAATACGGCAGATAATAGCTATGATGGAGAGAAACTTCAGCTTTTAATTCATGATGAAAGCGGCAAATGGATGCGCCCCGACAATATTCTTAATAATTGGCGCGTAACCAAAACATGTTTAAGGCTTGGTTCGCGTATTATTGGCAAATGTATGATGGGTTCTACATCTAATGCCTTAGATAAGGGAGGAGATAATTTCAAAAAACTCTTTGAAGACTCTGATATCACTAAACGCAATAGTAATGGACAAACCAAAAGTGGATTATATTCTTTATTTGTCCCTATGGAGTGGAACTTTGAAGGATATATTGATAAGTATGGGATGCCGGTCTTTAATACGCCGAAAGAAAAAATTGAAGGCATAGATGGGGGATTAATAAAAATTGGGGCCTTAGATTATTGGGATAATGAAGTTTCTTCTTTAAAATCTGACGCCGATGCCCTTAATGAGTTTTATCGTCAGTTTCCCAAAACTGAATCTCATGCTTTTAGAGACGAAAGTAAAGAGTCACTCTTTAATCTTACTAAGATATACCAACAAATTGACTATAATGACTCGTTGATTACTGAGCATTTTCTTACGAGAGGAACCTTTCATTGGAAAGATGGAATAAAAGATACCACAGTAGTATGGACGCCGGAAAAACGCGGACGCTTTTTAGTGTCGTGGCTTCCACCCCACCACCTTCAAAACAGAGTGGTAAATCAACGAGGAAGAAAAATGCCCGGCAATGAACACATTGGCTCGTTTGGGTGTGACTCCTATGACATTTCCGGCACAGTGGGAGGAAGAGGTTCTAATGGGGCATTACATGGGCTAACAAAGTTTAATATGGAAGATGCGCCAAGTAATGAATTCTTTTTAGAGTATGTGGCTCGACCACAAACGGCAGAGATATTTTTTGAAGAAGTGTTAATGGCGTGTATATTTTATGGGATGCCTATTCTTATTGAGAACAACAAACCCCGACTCTTATATCATTTTAAAAATAGAGGATATCGGGGATTTTGTTTAAATAGACCTGATAAAATCTTTAATAAGCTTTCAAAAACCGAAAGAGAGCTTGGGGGCATTCCAAACTCCTCCGAAGACGTCAAACAATCCCATGCATCTGCCGTTGAATCCTATATAGAAAAACATGTAGGCATAGATTTGCAAGGAATATATCGAGATTCCGATGAGATGGGGTCGATGTACTTTACGCGCACATTAGAAGATTGGGCAAAATTTAATATAAACAATAGAACAAAGTTTGATGCAACAATAAGCTCAGGGTTGGCGATTATGGCAAATCAAAAGCATTTGTATACGCCGCAAAAACAACAGTCAAAAATAAGCATTAACTTTGCAAGATATAACAATAAGGGTAGTGTAAGTGAAATTTTAAAATAATGAAACAAGTAGAAATAAATATCAATCCAAGTGGCTTTCCTTCACAATTTGTGTCAGATGCTGAAAAGGCCACATTTGAGTATGGATTACAAATTGGTCAAGCTATTCAATATGAGTGGTTTAGACGCGACTATAACAACTGTAGATTCTATGACCAATGGGCTCATTTTCATCGCTTACGTTTATATGCACGCGGAGAGCAATCCATTGCTAAATATAAGAATGAGTTAGCTATTGATGGAGATTTATCCTACTTAAACCTTGATTGGACTCCGGTTCCTATTCTGCCCAAATTTGTAGATATTGTTGTTAATGGTATGTCTGATAGACTGTTTAAAGTGCAAGCGTATGCTCAAGACGCTATGTCGGCGGCCCATAGAAGTAAATATCAAGATGAGATTGAAGGACAGATGGTAGCTAAAGATGTGTTAAGCATTATTTCTGAAGAATTTCAAGTTGACCCTTTTACTATGAGTGTGGATGATTTACCTCAAAGCGATGAAGAGTTGTCATTATTTATGCAACTTAACTATAAGCCCGCTATTGAAATTGCTGAAGAAGAAGCTATTAATACCATGTTGGAGGATAATCATTATATGGATACTCGCAAACGCATGGATTATGACCTAATGGTGTTGGGGGTAGGAATGGCCAAAACCGAGTTTCTGCCCGGAGCGGGAGTTAAAGTAGAATATGTAGACCCTGCGAATGTAATTTATAGTTATACAGAAGACCCTCATTTTAAAGATTGTTTTTATTGGGGAGAAATTAAAGCTATTCCCATTATTGAATTAGTAAAGATTGACCCTACCTTAACCAATGAAGATTTAGATACCATTTCTCAATATTCACAAGCATGGTATAATTACTATAATGTTCAGCAGTTTTATGAAAATAGTATTTTTTATAGAGATACGGCTACCGTTTTATATTTTAATTATAAAACCACTAAGAAAGTAGTTCACAAAAAAAAGATAGTTGATGGTGGTGGAGAAAAGGTAATAGAGAAAGATGATTCTTTTAATCCCCCTGACGAAATGATGGAAGAGGGAAACTTTGAGAAAATAGAAAAAACAATTGATGTGTGGTATGATGGGGTAATGATTATGGGTACCAACATTATGTTAAAATGGGAAATGGCTAAAAATATGGTGCGCCCTAAGTCTGCTACGCAACATGCCTTACCTAATTATATAGCCGTAGCCCCTAGAATGTATAAAGGAAGAATTGAGTCTTTGTTGCAAAGGATGATTCCTTTTGCGGATTTAATTCAGCTTACCCACTTAAAGCTTCAACAAGTAATATCTCGAATGGTTCCTGATGGCGTGTTTATTGATGCTGACGGACTTAATGAGGTGGATTTAGGTACAGGCAATGCTTACAATCCCGAAGATGCGCTAAGGCTTTATTTCCAAACAGGTAGTGTAATTGGAAGAAGCTATACCCAAGAGGGAGAGTACAATTATGGTAAAATACCGGTAACTCAGCTTACAGGCAATACAGGGCAACAAAAAATGCAGGCTTTAATAGGAAACTACAATCATTATTTAGATATGATTAGAGCCGTAACAGGATTGAATGAAGCGCGAGATGGAACTACTCCTGACCCATATTCTCTTGTGGGAGTACAAAAGCTTGCGGCTTTAAACTCCAATGTCGCTACACGACATATCTTAGATGCAAGCTTATATATTCTAAGGTCGTTAGCGGAGTCTTTATCCTACAGGGTTGCTGATATTTTAGAGTTTGCGCCTTTTAAAGAGGAGTTTGCCAATAAAATAGGAAAGTATAATCTTAAAGTTCTTGATGATATTAAAGACCTTTATATTTACGACTTCGGTATTTTTATAAAAGTTGCTCCTGATGAAGAAGAAAAAGCGCAGCTAGAAGCTAACATTCAAATGGCGTTACAACAAAAAGATATTAATCTTGAAGATGCTATTGATATCAGAGAGATAAAAAATATCAAAATGGCTAATCAATTGCTAAAAGTTAAACGTCGCCAAAAACAAGAACATGATGAGCGTATAGCAATGGAACAACAAGCTATTCAGCAACAAGGTCAACTCCAATCTCAACAACTAGCCGCACAAACGGCAATGCAGAAAATTGAAATGGAAGGGCAACAGGCTATGCAGATAAAACAAGCTGAAGTAGCTTTTGAAATAGAAAAAATGAGAGCCGAAGCAGAAATGAAGAAAATGCTTATGGCAGAAGAGTTCAACTATAATAAGCAGTTGCGTGATGTAAGTGAAAACGCCTTACAACAACGCGAAGACCAACGCGAGACGGCGAAAGCAGAGCGGATAAGTCAAGCAAATACAGAACAATCGAGATTAATTGAGCAACGACAAAATAATTTGCCGCCTCAAATCTTTGAATCTAATGAAGATAGCTTAGATGGTTTTGACCTTGCCGAATTTGAGCCAAGATAAAATGCTTAAAAATAGTTGAAAAAAATTTCATAACTTTGTAAATATAAAATCAAATCAAATGGAAATTAAAGTAAGAGAAGTAACTGAAGTAGAAGAAAAATCTACTCAGGAGGTGGAAGCGGAATTGTTGAGGAAGCACGAAGAAAAGTATGGCGACCCCAACGAAACCACAATAGTTGACCAATTAAAAGAGGAAAACACAACACCTGAGAAAACTATCGAACTTAAAGATGAAGACGTTCTTTCACATATTAGAAATAGATACGGCAAAGAAGTTAACTCTCTTGATGAGTTAATTGAAAAGCGCGAAACATCCGAAGAATTACCTGAAGATGTATCGGCGTTCTTTAAGTATAAAAAAGAAACAGGCAGAGGCATTGAAGACTTTATTAAAGTTAATAAAGACTACGATGAAGTAGAGCCTGATAAAATATTAGCTGATTTTTATTTGGCAACTGAAGAAGGTTTAGATTCCGATGATGTGCAGGATATGATATCCGAGTTTGCATATGATGAGGATTTAGATGATGAATCAGATATCAAAAAAAGGAAGTTAGCTAAAAAGCGAGCGATTACTAAAGCTAAAAAATACTTTGATGAGCAAAAAGAAAAATACAAACTACCCCTTGAGTCAAGTGCGGCAGGTCTTTCTTCGAGCGAAACCAAAGATTTAGAGAGCCTTAGAGAGCAGCTTGCCAAGTCCAAAAGTATGGAAGAAGAGGCAAATAAACGTTCCGATTGGTTTTTAGACAAGACGAACGAGGTTTTTAATAATGATTTCAAAGGTTTTGATTTTAAAGTTGGAGACACAAACATTATTTTCTCGCCGGGTTCCGCAGAGGAATTAAAAAACTCTCAATCAGATATTACTAATTTTATTGGTAAGTATCTTGATAAAGATGGCTTAATTACAGATGCGGGAGCATATCATAGGGCATTATCACTTGCTATGAATCCTGATAAGTTTGCGAAGTTCTTTTATGAACAAGGCAAAGCAGACGCAGTTAAGACGGACGCTAAAAACTCTAAGAATATAGATATGGAGATGAGGCGTTCCCCTGAAGCAGTTCGCAAAGGAGGATTATCAATTCGTGCAGTAAGCCAAAATAGTAATAACAATGGGTTGCGCATAAAAAGTAGAAAAAGACAATAATTTTAAAAATTAAAACTTAGAAATAATGAGTGTATTACCAACTCCGGGGTTTGACTTAATTCCAAGTGCGGAACGGGTCGCAACTTCGACAAACTACATCACGAATTTCGATTTCTTAAATCAGTATTTACCTGATACATATGAGAAGGAATTCGAGAGATACGGAAACAGAAGCGTTTCCGCTTTTTTAAGAATGGTAGGTGCAGAAATGCCTTCCAATTCTGATTTAATTAAATGGACTGAACAGGGTCGTCTGCATATTAAATATACAGATTGTACAAGTGCAGTTGGCGCAGGAAATGCCACTGCCGTTATTACTGTTAATGACAACCTTACTCCTACATTTCCGGGCGGTGGTGTTACTACCGGCGGACAAGGCAACATTGCTATTAAAGTAGGCCAAACTGTAATGATTTCTGCAAACGCAGGAGCTACTACTCTTTGGAATAAAGGTATTGTAACGGCAGTATCGGGGCCCGCTCCGGCCGCAGCCCAAACTTTCACTGTAGCTTATTATGAAGCCGGTGGTCAAGCTTTTGGCGCAGGGGTTGCATGTTCTGTTTTTATATATGGTTCTGAATTTCAGAAAGCTTCTGATGACGCACAAATGCTTGCATTGGAATCTGATGACTACATCTTCGAGAACTCGCCAATCATAATCAGAGACAAATATGTTGTTAGTGGTTCTGACATGGCGCAAATCGGATGGGTAGAAATCACTTCTGAGTTAGGCGCAACAGGATATCTATGGTATCTTAAGTCTGAGTCTGACACAAGAATGAGGTTTGATGATTACCTAGAAACTGCTATGATTGAAGCCGTTCCTGCTGAAGTAGGTTCAGGTGCAGCAGCTATTGCTGCCGGTAATAACGTCGGTAACAAAGGCTCTCAGGGTGTGTTTTGGGTAGTAAGAAATAGAGGAAACGTCTTCAGTGGCGCACCTTCATCTCTTGCTGATTTTGATGCTATCATCCAAAGACTTGATAAGAATTTTCTGTAATAGAGAACTTAGCTTTGATATCGATGATATGTTAGCTGCTCAAAACTCTTATGGCGTTAACGGAACATCTTATGGATTGTTCGATAACGATGAAGAGATGGCTCTTAACTTAGGATTCAAAGGATTCAGAAGAGGTTATGATTTCTACAAATCTGATTGGAAGTATCTTAACGATGCGGCTATGAGAGGTGGAATCCACGCGGGAGAAGTTTACGGACTTATGGTTCCTGCCGGTTCTACAAGTGTTTATGACCAAGTTCTTGGTAAAAACGCTAAGAGACCTTTCTTGCATGTTCGTTACAGAGCGTCTGAAACTGAAGACCGAAGGTATAAAACTTGGATAACAGGTTCTGCCGGAGGTGCTAGAACATCAGGCATCGATGAGATGAATAGGGGGGTTAAGTCCCCCCTTTTTTTTAATCTAATTAAATTTAATTAAGTGAAAACGAAAACAAAAACAACTTCTTCTAAACCTAAAAAGGTCTTAGTGGATAAAACCTATAAATTAACAAGAGAAATGGCACCATTGGCATTTATGCTTGCTTCTAAACATACTAAAAGAAAACCTCTTCTATACTTTGATGAAACGGAAGGAGTGAATAAACCTTTAAGATATGCAAGGAATCAAAAATCTCCTTTTGAGGAGGAGCAAGATGGCAATGCGATTTTAGAGCCTATTATTTTTACTGATGGCTTTTTATCTGTATCACGAACTAATCCTGTTCTTCAAGAGTTTTTACATTACCACCCTGAAAATGGGGCGTTATTTGTAGAAGTGAATTTGGAAGCAGACGCAAGTGATGAGTTAGAAGTAATCAACCATGAAGTAGACGCTTTAATTGAGGCTAGGAATTTAGATATTACTCGTCTTGAGCAAGTTTCTCGTGTAGTTTTAGGAAAGCAAGTAGAAAAAATGACAACGTCAGAATTAAAAAGAGACGTTTTAGTTTTTGCTCGCAAGCATCCACGAGAATTTTTAGATGTTCTTAATGACCCAATGTTGACATTACAGGCTAAAGTAAACATGTTCTTTACGGACAATTTATTAGTTCAAAAGAGAAATCAAATTTACTTTAACACTCCTACTAACAAAAAGAAAATGCTCACTGTGCCTTTCGGCGAAAGCAGAGACCACATTGTAGCTTCTTTCTTGCAGTCGGATGAAGGAATTGAAGCATTAAAGATTTTAGAACACTTAACGGAAAAAGTGTAATTTATAACCATATTTAAAAAAACAATAAAATGTCTAAATATATAAAACTAAGCATAGCTCAACAGTTAGCTACAGGAACAACGACATCTAATGGAATACCTACCGACCAAACAATTGATACGGGAGCTACTTTCCTTGCTGATGGAATTCGACCGGGCGATATAGTATATACTACTGCAACGCCTACATACAATACAGTTAAAAGTCTTCAATTTTCAGACCCTGTCAACCCTGCGGTTGATACTACTATACTTGACATGGTAGCAGGAGAGGGAATTAATACGGCATTAGCATATATTGTATATTCACAAGATGCAACTACTACTTATCAGTTGCTTTCTCTTGATGCTATTGCATCAGTTAGCCAAACAGGCCCTACGGAAACCGTGGTTCAATTAACCGCAGTGGCTAATGCTACTGTAACTATTGACCATACGGCTTATGGAACTGCGGCTAATCCTTTATTTGCAAACCTTATTTTGGATGCAATGGTGGAAGCTTCTAGTCCTAACGACAGACCGAAAGTGGTTACTGACGTGGATGCAGGTGTAGCAGCATTTATTGATGCTATTACTATTTCATAAATAAGAGTATCCTCAAGGATACTTTTACGGTGTTAAAAAGAAGGGTCGTACAAAAAATGCGACCTTTTTTTATTTTCTTATATTTGTATAAAAGAATGACTCTATGAGTACGATAAATTCTGTAAGGAACACCGTCTTGTCTATATTAAACAAGAATAATTATGGGTATATCTCCCCTGCGGATTTTAACCTATATGCAAAACAAGCACAATTAGATATATTTGAGGATTATTTTTATGACTACAACTATCAGGTTAATAAAGAAAATGCTCGAACTTCAGGAACAGGTTTGGCTAATATTGGCCAACAACTTGCCGAAGTAATTGATTATTTTACTGTTCAATTATATTTAACCTATGCGGCTCCATATTTTACTTTGCCCGCAGATTGGTATACCATTTCAAAACTCCAAGTAGTTCCTCCTGCGCTTCCTACCACCTACACCGACATTGAGCGTGTATCCGTAGCGAAGATAGGAAAGTTGGTAATGTCTAACTTGACAAGTCCTAACACTACTTATCCCGCTTATACAATAGGCCCTGCAACTTATATTGCCCCACCGGCGACACAGGCTCCGGTAACTAATAGCGTTCAAGTATATCCTGATACCATTCAGGCTGATGTGCTATGCACTTATATTCGCTATCCGCGCGACCCTAAGTGGACGTATACTACGTTGCCTAATGGGGAACCCTTTTTTAATGAAACCAATGCGGATTATATTGATTTTGAACTTCCTGATTCTGATGAGCCTAACTTAATAAATAAAATCTTGCAATATGCAGGAGTATCTATTAGGGAATTAGATGTGTATAGAGCGGCATCACAGGAAGAATTAGAAAACACTCAAGAAGAACAATAGTATGTCGTATATAACCCAATATCAATATTACGAAAACAACGGTAATGTCCCTGAAGACTTAAATTGGGGAACATATCAGTGGGTTTCTCTTTTTGATATCGTTAACAACTTTGAGTTAATGTATTCAGGAAACCATTCGTTAGTAAACAATGAAGAAAGATATAAGATATTATTCCACGCCAAGCGAGCAATTCAAGAACTTAACTATGATGCTTTTAAAGAAATTAAAGTTTTAGAGTTAAGTGTTTGTGATAATTTGCGGTATATATTGCCATCTGATTATGTCAATTGGATTAGAGTCTCTCTTTTAAAAGATGGAGTTTTACGACCATTAACAGAAAACATTCAAATTAACAGTGCTACTACTTACCTTCAAGACCAAAATTGTAGAATTTTGTTTGATGCACAAGGCTATGCTTTAGAACCTCAATATTCAGATATAGACCTTAATAGATTAACGGGTGCCACTAAAAGCATTTATCTTAATGAGGGAAGTCCTTATAATGGATTCTTTGGTTGGAATATAGATGGGGCATGGTATTTTGATTTTCAAATTGGGGCTCGTTATGGCTTAAATACTGAGACTGCCAACTTTAATCCTACATTTAGAATAGAATCTTCTAAGGGAGTTATTAATTTTAGTTCAGGAATGGCAGGAGAAACCTGTATATTAGAGTATGTTTCTGATGGTATGGCTAATGGAGATGATTCTTTAGTTCATGTTAACAAGCTATTTGAAGAGTATGTTTACGCTTATATTCAATATATGATTCTTGATAGCAAACTTAATGTTCAGGAATATATAATAAATAGAGCAAGAAAAAAGAAAGCGGCATTATTGCGTAATGCTAAGATTAGAATTAGTAACATACATCCCGGCAGACTCTTAATGAATCTAAGGGGTCAAGCTAAGTGGATAAAGTAACATGGCAAAGTTAACGCGAAATTTTATACAAGGGCGAATGAATAAAAGCGTTGACGAACGCTTAGTTCCGCAAGGTCAATATATTAATGCTATTAATGTCAGGCTTGGTTCTACAGAGCAATCAGAAATTGGTTCAGTAGAAAACTCTAAGGGGAACAGTAAGCTTACTACCTTAGAATTTGGTGGTCAGCCATTAAGTCCTTCTACACGATGTATTGGAGCTTTAGAAGATGGAGCTAATGAAACCATTTATTGGTTTGTACATGACGATAATAATCCTGTAGCAGCTACAGGAAAATGTGATATGGTAGTGTCTTTTGATACTAAAACCAACTCTACTACTTATCATCTTGTAAGCATTGATGATGGTGGTGGCACAAATACTACCTTAAACTTTAACCCTACCTATTTAATTACAGGGGTAAATTTAATAGATGATATTTTATTATGGACAGATGATTTTAATGCTCCTCGCAGAATTAATGTTCGGTCAGGATATCCATTACCTGCTCTTGGCGTTGACCAATTTACTAATGAGACTATCAATGTAATCGTCAAACCGCCTACACTGTCTACAAGCACTGCTACCAATAATACTACGGCGTCGCCCGCCATAGAGCTTTTAAATATTCCGGGTCAAGAAAACTATATTGAAACCCGTTTTATCTCCTTTGCTTATCGTTACAAATATGCCGATGGCGAATATAGTGCTTTATCTCAATTTAGTGATGTGGCTTTTGAGCCACTTAATTTTGTCGTGGACATTGATAATTTTGTTAATGGTTCCATGATAAATGATTTTAATGCGGTAAGAGTTACGTTTAATACAGGCGACGATTTAGTAACAGGAATAGATTTATGTTTCAAGTATGCTGATAATAACATTATTAAGGTCATTGAGAAGTACGATAAAAGCAATGTAGGGTGGGCAAACAATATTTTACAAAGCATAGTATTCTCTAATAACAAAATCTACACGGTTTTAACAGAAGGAGAAATACTGAGACTTTACGACAATGTTCCTCGTTTTGCTAAAGCTCAGACATTAATGGGCAACAGGCTAATGTATGGTAATTATGTAGATGGTTATGATTTGTTAAACTATCAAGGGTTTCCTTGTTTGCAAACTTTTCAGGCTACTCTTAATACTCAGTCTTTAGGGTTGTTTAATGAAGCCGGAACCACATCTAATCAAGAGATTACTTTTCCGGGAGCGGTGTTTAATGTCCCTAATGGGCGAGCGGGATTTGATTTGTCGTCTATAGTTAATGGCCCCGGATTAAAGCAAGGAGCCCAATTAACGTTTGTAATAGAGGCAACTCATAGACTTTATTACGGTTCAGATATATGCACACCGGGATGTCCTCCTCCTACGGGAAATTTTACCTTAGAAATTACCATTACGCTTCAGCAAGATTATGCTAATGTTTATGATTTAGAAACAAGTAGCGAATGGAATGCTCTTATTGGAGACCAAACGTGTCCCGGAGCCCCATGTAATATTCAAATAGTCCCTTTGTGTGGCAATGGAAATACCGCTACCGATGCCTTTAATTGTGCTGCTCCCGTTCCCGCAGGGAGTTTTCAAAAAAGAGCAAGCGGAATTTATGGTGCAGGGGAGTCTTTATATACTTCTAACAATGTAGCGTCTAACGAAATATTTATAAGTTTGCTTTGTATGCAGTATGAGGTTATTCCCGTTACTGCTCCTCCATCTGATGATGCTTATCAAATTTTTGGGGTTGATTCTTGTGAGTGGATATATAGTGAGCTAGGAAACAAAAAAAGCCTACATAGTAATAGAGATTTTGAAGCAGCTATTATCTATATGGATGATTACAATAGAGCCACTACGGCCCTTGTAAGCGACAATAATACCATATATACTCCTTGCTATACAAGCGACCAAAAAAACCGCATACAGGTACAGATACCCACGGATATGCACCCCCCTATATGGGCGACTAAGTATAAGTGGGCATGTAAGCCTAGCGAAACTACCTATGAGACTATTTATGTCTTACTCTATTACACTGACCCTTTTGACAGTAGCACATGGATGCGATTGGAGGGAGAGAACCAACTAAAAGTTGAAGTAGGAGATATGCTTAGGGTAAAGCGAGATGTAGGAGGGCCCCTTGATAATTGTTGTGAGGTAAGTGTATTGGATAAAGTGGTTCAGCCAAGAGACTTTTTAGATGATGGAAACACTCAAGAGCCGGGAACTTATATGAAAGTAAAAACGGAGTGCTTTAATGCAACTCCTAATCCTGACGCATTTATAGATTTAGGAACTGAAAGTGTTACAACAAAAATCAATAGCGAAAGAATAGCAGATGCGTCGGGATGTGATTGTTATCCCAATTTGCCCTTTTATTCTGTATCCGATAGCGGAGTTCCTTATGCTATTACCGGCGGGGCTATCGTTTCGGTATACATAAGATTTTATAGACCTGCGCGGGGATGTTCAGAAACCTGTGGTGCTAAAGAATGTATTATAGAATTTCAACATCAAGCTTCTCAAGATTATGCCAACCTGCATTCTTTTTGGATTGGCGAAGGAATCAATGTTCAACAACTCGCCGATTGTGGCCCTCCGCCATGTCCGGATGATAGCCCTCCTGATACAAATTCTTTTTCTCCTATTGCTGATGATTTTACTGCCGAAGCGGTGTCGGGCGTTAATTTATTGCAATTTCAAAGGAATAATGTAACAGGAGATATGTGGCTTTCGTTGGTGGGAGGAACTAAGTATTGCACAGGAACCCCTAGAAAGCACTCTACTATTGAATGTAGTATTACTATTCAAAATGCCGATTCTTTAATCGTAATGGAGAC